ATTAAGATCTAATAGAACTCAGACAACACAATCAGATAGTCCAATGACTAAAGTTGATAGATCAACATACGCAGGTTTTTCTAATAAATTATCTAAAGGTACACCTAATCAATATTGGGTGGAAAGATTTATTGATAAAGTTAGAATACATATCTATCCAACACCAGACTCTACTAATGCATCTAAAGATATGCATTTTTATTTTATAAAAAGAATACAAGATGCTGGTGACTATACAAATGCAACAGATGTCCCATTTAGATTTGTCCCTTGCATGGTATCAGGTTTAGCATATTATCTTTCAATGAAATATATGCCACAAATGATGCAAGCTACAAAATTAGCTTATGAAGATGAATTTGCAAGAGCACTAGCGGAGGACGGATCAGCTTCAAGCACACACATTACGCCTAAAGCTTATTATCCGGGAACATAATGGCAAAATACGCAACAGGTAAATACGCAAGAGCAATATCAGACAGATCAGGTATGGAGTTTCCATATAAAGAAATGGTTAGAGAATGGAATGGATCATTTGTGCATGTATCAGAATTTGAACCAAAGCAACCACAATTAGAACCAAAACCTATGAATGGTGATTCTATATCTTTACGTAATGTTAGACCAGATAGAACAGAAACAGCTGTTCCAAAACTTTTACCATTAAATCCATTTACTACAACAAGTGGATCTACGACTATAACTGTTGATGAACCTGACCATGGGAGATCAACAAATGATCGAGTTAGATTTAGAAATGCAGAAACAGTTGGTGGAGTTGCAGCGGCAACAATAAATTTAGCTGCGGGTTATTTAATTACTAAAGTAAGTGATGATAAATATACCTTTGCAACAGCTACAACATCTAGTATAACTGAGTCTGGAGGAGGCGGTTTTGCATCAGCAGGACCAGTAACGGTAACAGCATGATACAATATATTAAAAATTTTATTTGTGGATTATTTAAAATTAAACAATGTAAGTGTCCAGAGGACATGGATCCACATGAAGAAATGCTTTATCCTAAAGAATCAGATGTTCCATTATACACAGACGTTGATGGAAAAGCAGTAAAATGTGGCACACACAATAGATACAAAAAAAGTTGCCCTATTTGTAGAGAGGTTGCAGGTATAATATAATGGCTGGATTAAGCGCATCAGGATTAAAAACACAAATCAAAAGTTACACTGAAACAGACTCTAATGTTTTAACAGATGCTGTTTTAGAAAATATAATTTTAAATGCACAATATAGAATTTTTAGAGATTTACCGATTGATGCTGATAGAAAGCAACAAATAGGTAATTTAGTTACAGGTCAAGAAACAATTAATGCTCCAGCGGGAGCCGTTTTTATAAGAGGTATACAGGTATATGATTCAACTTCAGCTACGACTGGTGCTAATGTTTGGTTAGAAAAAAAAGATGTCACATATCTTCAAGAGTATATTTCTTCAACTGAATCTGCTAAAAGAGGTCAACCTAAATATTATGCAATGTTTGGTGGTGCTACAGGAGAATCTGACACTACCTCTGGCAGAATGATGTTTGCTCCTGTTCCTGACACAACTTATAAATTTAGAGTTCATTATAACGCAATGCCTGCTTTATTAGAGAATGATGATACTAATTATATTAGTCTTAATTTTCCAAATGGTCTATTATATTGCTGTCTATCAGAGGCTTATGGCTTTTTAAAAGGTCCGATAGATATGTTGACTTTGTATGAAAATAAATATAAACAAGAGGTACAGAAGTTTGCTAATGAGCAAGTCGGTAGAAGACGAAGAGATGACTACACTGATGGCACTGTTCGTATACCGGTTAAATCAGCAAACCCGTAGGAGAATAAATTATGGCAATATCATCAGCAATTTGTAATAGTTTTAAACAAGAACTTTTAGTCGGAACACATAATTTTACTGCATCTAGCGGTGATACATTTAAAATAGCTTTATATACAAGTTCTGCATCTTTGGGTGCTAGCACAACAGCTTTTTCAACTTCAAACGAAATTTCAAATACATCTGGATCTGCATATAGTTCAGGTGGCGCATCTTTAACAAGCGTTACACCGACATTAGATTCTTCAACTGCAGTTTGTGATTTTGCAGATGTGAGTTTTTCATCTGCTTCTTTTACAGCAAACGGTGCGTTAATTTATAATTCTTCACAGTCTAACAAAGCTGTCGCTGTTATCGCTTTCGGTGGTGACAAAACTGTAACTAGTGGTACTTTTACAATACAGTTTCCAACAGCAGACGCAAGCAACGCAATCATACGATTAGCATAAGGAGCTCTTCCTTATGCCAAACACTTGGAATCAATCAGGAACAACCTGGAGCGAAGGTCGTTGGGGCACACAAGAAGCTTTTACATTAGGCTGGGGTGCAAAATCATGGAACGATGGGGAGTGGGGTGAACTCAACGACATAACTTTAACTCTTACAGGTCAGTCTTTAACTTCTAGTGTTGGTTCTGTAACTGTATCAGCTGAAATAAATACTGGTTGGGGGCAAGATGGTTGGGGAGTTGAAAATTATGGTGTATCAGGATTAGTAGTAGAACTTGAAGCTCCTGATGGAATTGAGTCTAATTTAGGTGCTAATGGTTGGAGTAATGCATCTTACGGTGAAAATAGTTGGGGGATGTTTACTTTAAATCCTGCTGATGTTATGGGATTAACAGGAGTCTCATCAACATCTACTGTTGGATCTGTTACAGCTAAATCAGACTTTACAGGAACATTAACAGGTCAATCTATAACCTCTGGTGTTGGTTCAATAACACCTGCTGATGTTATGGGATTAACAGGACAATCCATAACTTCTAGTGTTGGTTCAATATCACCTGCTGATGTTATGGGACTAACAGGAGTTTCAGCAACTTTTAGTTTAGGCACTGCAGAAATTTCTACAAATCCAATAATTGATGCTCCTAGTTTTGCTATAACTTCTAGTGTTGGTTCAATATCACCTGCTGATGTTATGGGATTAACAGGAGTTTCTGCAACATTTAGTGTGGGATCAATAACACCTGCAGATGTTATGGGATTAACAGGTCAATCTATAACTTCTTCTGTAGCAGGTTTTGGTACCGCTACTGGCTTTGGAATTCAAGCATATTCTAGCGTTGACACGGGATCAAATTCTTCGTATACAGATGTTGCAACAGGATCAAATACAAGTTATACTGACGCTGCATAGGAGATTAAATTTATGGCATCAACATTTACACCTCTAGGTATTGAACTCCAGGCTACTGGTGAAAACGCCGGAACATGGGGAACAAAAACTAATACAAACTTACAACTCATTGAGCAAATAGCTGGTGGTTTTACAACACAAGCCGTATCAGACTCTGGTGATACGACTTTATCAGTATCAGATGGATCAACTGGTGCAACTCTTGCACATAGAATTATTGAATTTACAGGATCACTTACAGGTTCTAGAAACGTAACTATTCCAATAGATGTTCAAGATTTTTATATTTTAAAAAATTCAACAAGTGGATCACAAAACGTAGTATTTAAATATGTATCAGGATCAGGAGACAGCGTAACTGTTGCTCCAGGAGCAGTTAAATTAGTTTATGCAACAGCTAATGATGGGGTTAACCCAGATATTGATGATACAGGTTTTATTACAGCTTCATCAACAGATACTTTAACAAACAAAACTTTAACAGCTCCAAAAATTGCAGATGCAGGTTTTATTGCAGATGCAAATGGAAATGAACAAATTATATTTCAAACAACAGGTTCAGCAGTAAATGAGTTAGAAGTAACCAACGCTGCAACAGGAAATCCACCAATCTTAGGAGCTAGTGGAGAGAGTAATGTTGATGTTCACATTAAACCTAAAGGCACAGGAGAAGTTAGAATAGGTACAGGTGCTGCCGCAGCTACACTTACGTCAAGCGGCGCTCATGACCTTGTTTTAGACACTAATTCTGGAACTAACTCTGGAACAATCACAATAACAGATGGAGCAAACGGTAATATAAACATAGCTCCAAATGGAACAGGAGTGGTTCAAGCGGGTGGCGCAGCAGTTAAAGTCGCTGGTAAAGAAACTATTTGGGTTCCAGCAACTGCTATGTATCCAAACACTACAAATGGATGTGCAGATTTAGCACAAGTTGAATTATCAAATGGACCTGAAATTAAAACATTAAATTTTGACAAAGACTCTGATGAGTTTGCACAGTTCGCTGTTGCTTTTCCTAAATCATGGAATGAAGGCACAGTAACTTTTCAAGCTTACTTTACAGCAGACTCAACAAACACAGGAACTGTTTCATGGGGACTATCTGGTGTTGCGATTGCAGATAATGATAGTATCAATACAGCTTTTGGTACACAAGTTGCACCAACAGCAAAAGCTCACAGTGGAACAGCAAACGATTTAGATGTCACAGCAGAAAGTGGTGCAGTAACTATTGCAGGTTCACCTAGCACAGATGAAGAGGTGTTCTTTCAAATATCAAGAGATGTATCAGAAGACGACTTAACAGCTGATGCAAAACTATTGGGTATCAAATTATTCTTTACTACTGACGCTGCTAACGACGCATAAGGAAATAGAATATGAGAGATATTAAAAATAAACTTACATCCGGTAAGAACACTAAAAATACACGAGGAAGAAAAGGCAAATCTTTTGGATACCAAATATTAGGATTTGGTGGTGGAGCACCTTCACCCATATTTACTAGTGCAACTGGTGGATGTGTAACTACTTGTGGAGATTTTAAAGTTCACACGTTTACTGGTAATGGTTGTTTTGTAATTACAGCAGGAAATGGTCCTACCGTAACAGGTGGTGGACCTAATAAAGTAGATTATTTAGTAGTCGCTGGAGGTGGGTCAGGTGGCGGTGACCGTGGCGGCGGCGGCGGAGGCGGAGGAGTAAGATCCTCTTTTCCAACTTGTGGTGGTCATTTAACAATGACACCAGGAACTTTTCCTATTACAGTTGGAGCTGGTGGATCTGGAGCCGGTGACAACCAAGTAGGCAATAAAGGTGGTGATTCAGTATTCTCAAACATAACTTCTACAGGTGGTGGCACAGGGGGATCATCTCCCTCTGCAACTAGCCCAGGAGGGGCTGGTGGATCAGGTGGCGGTGGATCCGGACCCGGCGGTAGTTCAGGTCCAGGTAATAACCCACCCACTTCAGATCCTGCAACACCCACTCAAGGTAATAATGGTGGTAACAATCCAGGCCCGTTGCCAGGTTTAAGACAAGGTGGTGGCGGAGGTGGTGGATCTGGTGGATCTGGTGGAAATGGTGGGCCAAGTAATGGTGGTAACGGTGGTAATGGAACTCAATTCCCAACTAGTATAGCTGTACCAAGTTTAGGATCTTCTAGAACTTTTGCAGGTGGTGGAGGAGGTGGCAGAGATGGTAGAACGGGTGGATCTGCAGGAAGTGGTGGAAACGGTGGTGCTTCTGGTGGTCAAACTGGAAATGGTCCAGGTACTGGTACAACAGCTGGACCTGCAAACAGTGGAAGTGGAACTGGCGGAAGAGGAGTTGATCCTAATGGAGGGACTTCTGGAACAGGAGGATCTGGAGCAGTTGTAATAAGATACAAATTCCAGTAATATAAAGTATGGCGCATTTTGCAAAAATAGATCCTGATACAAATTTAGTTTTAACAGTCAACACTGTTAATAACTCAGATTGTGTTGATTCAAATGGTGTTGAACAAGAATCTATTGGTCAAGCTTTTTTAGAGAAAAATGGTAATTGGCCAGCTGCTAATTGGATTAAAACTTCTTATAACACTAAATTTAATCAATATTGGATAAATGATGGTGTTGATTTAGGACCAGATCAATCAAAAGCATTTAGAGGAAATTTTGCAGGGATAGGTTATGAGTGGGATTCTACAAATCAAATTTTTTGGCCAGAAAAACCTTTTCCTTCTTGGGTTAAAAATATTTCTACGGCTCAATGGGAATCTCCTGTTGGACCAAAACCTAGTCTAACCTCTGAACAAACAAATAGCACAACCCATGATTATGTGCGACAATGGAATGAAAGCACTACATCTTGGGACATAATAGAAACTCCAAAACAACCAGCCCTTACATCAGAACAAGAAGCGGCAGGACAATATTACGATTATAATTCAGATAATAATAGTTGGGAGTTGCAAACCCCATAAAATTATATATAGTGGTATGTGGTATGCACAAGAAAGTATTAAGTGAATTAAATTTTTATTATGGCGTT